AATTGGCGGACCAGAACACGCAGGCGGATTAGATGTAAGCAAAACAAATATTTTTTGGATGGATGTTGAATGGTTAGGTGTTGGTGACGTTCGTTGCGGTTTTGTCGTAGATGGAAAATTGATACCAGCACACATATTTCATCACGATAATAGAGACACTGTGCCTTACATGACAACGGCATCATTACCGTTAAGATTAGAGATAAAAAATACTGGAATAACTGCAAGCAATTCAACACTAAGTCAGATTTGCTCTACTGTAATTTCTGAGGGTGGTTATGAATTGTATGGTTCACAACAAGCAGTAGGAACAACAGTTACTGAGCCAGTAGACTTGCCAACAGCAGGAACATATTATCCAGTTGTTTCGATACGATTAAAATCGAATCGTTTAGATGCAATTGTTATTCTAACCGCACTATCAATATTAGGTATAACAAATAATGCATATTACAACTGGCAAGTAAGATCAAATGCAAATACATCGGGTGGTGGATCATGGGTTTCTGCTGGAGACACTTCGGCTGTAGAATATAAACTTGCTGGTGGATCGGTTGATGGTGGTAGAATATTAGCATCTGGATTTACAGGTGCAACCACTCAAAGTATATCACCGGTTGATATTCTCAAAGAAGCATTATTCAAGTTTCAATTAGAAAGAAATAGTTTTGCAAACACAGCATATGAACTAACATTAGTCGCTTCGGCAAGTACCAACGGTGCCGACATGTATGGTTCTATGGACTGGGAAGAAGTCACAAGATAACAAAAACTAATAGGAGATTCAAATGTCAATTTTCGACAACAAAATTAATAAAAGTGTCGCAGAAGCAGTAATGAAAGTAGTGCAACAAGAGGAGTTGAAAGGTAATCAGCATAAGATTGATGCCAACAAAAATGGCAAAGTTGATGCTCATGACTTCAAACTTCTTCGTGCTAAAAAAGATATGAAGAAAGAAGAAGTTGAACAACTAGATGAAGTTGGTGATACACCAGCAGGCAGAAAAGCATTGGGCAGTTATGTGCAGAAAGCATTACACGACAAAGATCGTCAGAAAGGTCTGCGTAAAGCAACATCACGCCTGTACAAAGACAATTACTATGGCAAGAAAACAAATGAAGATGTTGAAGTGTCCGAGCAAGAACAATTGAATGAAGCATTTCCAACCGTTGCTGATGCAAAGAAGCGTATGGATGCTGGCAAAACAGCAACAGGTTCCGTAACAAAGACTGCTACAGGTCTTGTTCATAAGCGTGATTACAAAGATGATGATAATGATTCTGATGATAAGCCAAAGAAGTCGGCAGGTTATGGCGCTCGTCAGAACTACAAGCGTTCAACACGTGTCAATGAAGAACTTTCATTCACAGAAATGCTCGAACTGTACAACGAGCATGGCATCAAAGTCTTAGCACCAATTGAAAAAGAAGAAATGAACATTGATGGTACGACAATTGAAGTTATTGATGCTGACAAAGTAAATGGCTTTGTTGAAACTACAGTTGAAGAAGTTACCAACGATGAATTTACAAAAGAGTTTGAGGACCAAAAAGCAAGCTTTGAAGGTAAAAAGAAACAACCTAAAGTTGCTGCAGGTAAAACAACTGGCGTAAAGGCAATGCCAGAAGAAGTTGAACTCGATGAGCGTACATTGACATCTGGTGAATCTAAAAAGAAAGAAGAGTATGTCAAAGGTATGAAGAAAGGTCTTTCTGGCTTCAAACAGCGTTATGGTGAACGTGCTAAATCGGTAATGTATGCAACTGCAACCAAGATGGCCAAAAAGGACTAATTATGTCTGATAAACCAAAAAAGTATTTCTCAGCCATGCGTGAAGGTGTGGCTGAGAAGTTGGCTCAAAGACATCAAGAACTTCGTAAGAAGAGTGGTTTGCCACATCCTGATTATTATAAAGAGTTAGGTAAATCTTATGATATTAAAGATGACAGTGAACGTATGGCACACCAATCTTCTCTGAAGAAGAAGTATGGCGTCAAAGAAGAAGTGGAGCCATTGGATGAATTGAGTACAGACACTTTGAAATCTTATATTGGCAAATCAACTAAAGATATGTTAGAGCGTAAGCGTCAGCAAAAAATTGAAACTGATCGTGCCAATCTTCGAACTAAACACGAAATGGCAAAAAAACGTGGACTTGAGGCTGCTGATAGAATAGGTGCTAGTGCGATAAAACGTGCCGCTGGTATTGGAAAAGCATCCATGAAAATTGCAATGAAGAAAGAAGAAGTTGAAATGCTTGATGAGATGCCAGAGTCAAGCATGAAAACACGTGATGTTCATGCACACCTAAAAAAAGCTGGTTGGGCATTGAAACGCACTGGCGGCGGTCACGATGTTTACGCACATCCAAAATCAAAAGAACACATTGCTGTTCCTCGTCATAGACAATTGAAAGCACCACTCATTCGTGGTATTCTCAAAGCTTCAAGAGTTTCTGAAGAAGCTGAGATTGATGAGCAATTACAACAGAAAGGAAAATTTGTGTCTGGTCCAGTTAAAAAACCATATAAATCTCCTACGGTAGTAACACCGATAAGAGAAGCAAAAGATCCACGCGAGTATGATTATGAAGGTGACATGGCAATGTCACAACTTCGGTCATTGATGTTCAATGCACAAGACATGATGGATTTGATGGAAGAAAATACGAATCTACCAGAGTGGGTGCAATCAAAGATTACACTTGCTGAAGATTATATTTCAACAGCAGCAAACTATCTGCGTGGTGAGTTGAATGAAGCAGTAAGTCCTGCACAACAAGCGGCAATTGCTGTTAGTATGAAAGAAAAAGGCATCAAACCTAAAGTAGGAAAACAACCAAAGGGTGATTATGAGCGTAAAGTGGACAAATACTTGAAGAAGAAATATCAAAAAGAAGATGTTGAACTTCAAGAGGGTCGTCCATCACAACGCCATCCATTAGAGGGTCATGAGTATCATAAGAAATCGAATGAAGCATTAGTTCACATTGCTAAAGATGCACATGCTGCTGCCGAAGCAATGAAAGGTCACAATACACAAGCAGAAAACAAATATCGTGACCAAGCAAATGATTCCGCAACAGTGCGCTACTTCCGTCAAAAAAGTGGTATGCCTGACTGGTACAAAAAGAAATATGGTCATGTCAAAGAAGAAACCGAGATTCAAGAATCTGATGCAGCTTGGGCAGCTTCTCAAGAAAAGCGTAAAGAAAAAAAGTTGACACCTAATGATCAAGATAAACTTGGACAAGTCCGTGCTTTAATGGCTAAAGAAAAAGAAGCTAAGGCAAAGATGAAGAAAGAAGATGTTGAACTTGAAGAAGAAAACAAGCCAACTAATCCAGAACTTTGGTCTAAAGCAAAATCAATGGCTAAATCCAAGTTTGACGTATATCCATCAGCATATGCAAATGGCTGGGCAGCTAAATGGTACAAATCTAAAGGAGGTGGATGGAAGTCTGTTTCTGAGGAAACTGAGAAGCCAGAATCACGCAAAGCAAGAATCGTGAGAGACCTCGTGAAAGATAAAAAGAATGCACAAGAAGAGGCATCGGACAAGTTTCAAAAAGATCCCGAAATCTCAAGTGAAATTCAAAAGAACTAATAACATAAATAAACAATCAAATAGATTTATAGGAGAAAAACATGTCACTTTGGGGAAATTTAGACGCATCTAACAATGCTCCAAACTTTTCGGGTCTGACTGGCTATGACACATCAACTACTGGCGAAAGCTTGGCTAACTCACAGCCATCTTCAGTATTTGGTAACACATACATGAGCGCCACAAGAACTAATGTTGAGTTTGGCGTATTCGGTATTGATACAACAGAAGAAGGACTTATTACAGATGGCTCACCAACACACGCTGGTTGGGTAGCACGTACTAAGGGTTCGGGTCCTGTTGATTCAGTAACAGCAAACACTGACGCCGTTGGTCCAGCAGCATCAGCATGTACGTACACACTAGTTATTTCTGGTGGTGGTACAAACAATACTTCAGCGCAAGTTTCTGTAACAACGGCTGCTACTGGTAGAGTCACAGCAGTTACAGTTACAAACGGTGGATTGTATACTGGCACACCAACAGCAAACACATTTGGTAACACAGCATTCACTTTCACGATGGGCGGCCGTAACGGTCGTACCACATTTGAAACCATTGTTGCTATGGGTTCAATGGAAGGCGATGCATCCGATGACGCAATTGCGCCTGACGCTTAAATGAAAGTGGCGGCTAACTTCGGTTAGCCGCATTTATTATGTCATTTGAAAATCTAACCGAAGATAATATGATGTTGTATGCAGCAAAAGCTTACGATAAGCCTAACTGTATTATGAGTGAATTCGATGAAGATATGAAGAAATTAAATTATCTTAAACGATTGTTTCATCGATATCATAAAAGAGAAGAAATTCGTGAACGGCTGATATTAAATCATATAGTAACACTTAACAATCTGTTTGGTCCAGAAGCGACTAGCAGATTGTTATTTTTTAGTATGAGTGAAAAAGATTACTCTGCACTTAAAACATTTCTATTATTTCTTAATATTATGCCGAATCGTGTAAAAGGAATAAAAGGCAAAGATATTATTTCATCTAACATTAATATTGATATGAAAATTGCTGAAGAATTGAGAAAACTAAAATAAATACGACTATGAAAAATAACGAATCTAAATTTTGTCCAGCTTGCAACAAAATGGAAAAACGCAACGAGTGTGGCTTTGGACCAGAATACTGGGACAAAAATGCAAAGAGTGTTAAAGAAGAAGATGCACCAGTAAACGCCGTAGGCGGTGGTGCCGTAGCAGGATTAGGTGTCGGTCCACAGGGCGAACCTGGCGTGAAGAAACGCAAGGCTGCAACATTCATTTCTTTTATAAAGAGAAAATCAAATGTGGCTTCTTAGTTTTTTGCCTACAGGATTTCTAGAATTTATCATCAATGCTGTACTTATCGGTAGCATTGTTGGTATTGTACTAGGTTTTTTCGGTAGCAAATTACCAGTTGTTGGTACACATGCGACTATCATCAAATATGCTTCAATTGTTTTATTCTGTATCGGTCTATACTGGAAAGGTGGTTTCAGTGTAGAAAAAGAATGGCGTGAAAGAGTAGAAGCAATGGAAATTAAAGTAAAACAAGCAGAAGCACAAGCAAAAGAAGCGAATGAACAAATCAATACAAGAGTTGTTGAGAGAACAAAAGTTGTTCGTGAAAAAGGAAAAACACAGATTGAATATATCAACCGATTGGTTGAAGGTAAAACAGTTGAGATTGTAAAAGATATGAGCGCAGAAGAACGAGCCGTGTTTGAAAAGAAACAAAAAGAATTACAAGATGCTCTTAAAAGTTGTCCTGTACCTAGAATCATCATAGAAGAACATAACAAAGCGGCAGAGATAAAATGAAATTATATGCACTTTTATTGATTGCGCTATTGACTGGTTGTTCAACAACAGTTCCTGTAGTTGCAAAATTTCCTGATGCACCTAAAGCATTAACAGAAAACTGTCCACCTTTGAAAAAAGTTGAGAACGACCCAACATCTATCGTAGATTTACATAAAACTGTAGTTGAAAATTACACACTGTATCATGAGTGTGCTATCAAAGTTGAAGAATGGAATGAGTGGCATGTGAAACAAAAAAAGATTTTTGAAAGTGTAAAATAATAAAGGAAAAGTATGGAACTGACAAAACAACAATTAAAAGAATTGCTTCCAAAAAATCCCTATGTTGACCAGTGGCATAAAGCATTAAGTCAATTACTGCCGGATTACGAAATCAATACTCCACAAAGAATCGCAGCGTTCATTGCACAATGCGCTCACGAGTCTGGTGGTTTTATTTTTCTTACAGAGAATTTAAACTACAAAGCAGAAAGCCTAATGAAAGTATTCCCAAAATACTTCAAAGATATGGCAACTGCAAAAGCATACGAAAAGAAACCAGAAAAGATTGCAAACAAAATCTATGCTGATCGCATGGGTAATGGCAACGAAGCATCGGGCGATGGTTACAAATACCGTGGTCGTGGTCTAATTCAACTTACTGGTAAAACAAATTATACATGGTTTGCTGCATCATTAGAAATTACACCAGAAGAAGCAGCAGAGTATACACAAACCTTTGAAGGTGCAGCACAATCAGCATGTTGGTTCTGGGAAACAAACAAACTGAACCAATATGCAGATACGGGCGATATTCTTACAATGACAAAGAGAATCAATGGTGGTACGATAGGACTTGAAGACCGCAAGAAACATTATGCACATGCACTTCACGTTCTAGGAGTTCACTGATGAAATATCTATCACTATTGGTAGTGTTTCTTCTAGCATCATGTGGAGAAAACTATCGTTATCCATGCCAGGACCCAGAGAACTGGGAAACAAAACAATGTAAAAAACCATATTGTAGCGCAAACGGAACTTGCCCTGAAGATTTGACACATTATGAGAAAAATAAAAACGGTCAACCGATTCAGTCGATGCAATTACCACAAGTTCCAAGTAAAGGAGAATGCAAATGATTAAAGATTTATGGGAAGGACCAAGATATACAAACGATGAGTTGATGGCACGACTGAAGTTTTTCATTGGTGTCATTCTAGGACTCACCTTATTTGGTATCGTTTTTGTTGTATTGTATAGTTTAATTTTTGTTACTCAGCCAATGAATGGTATGAGTCCCGTTGACAATAAATTCTTTGAATTAATTATTCCTATTGCTACATTCTTGACTGGTACACTGTCGGGTATTATGTTGGCAGGTGATGACAAAGAGTTGAGAGGAAAAGCACTTGATGCTGCAAACAAACCTTACACACCACCGCCACCACCACCTGTATCTTCAGTATCAGCTTCGGTACCAGTCGGTCTAAGTGGAGGATTTGGTTCAGTAGCATCAACATCGTTTGAGCCAGTGGCATCATTTGTTGCAGCAGAAGTATCTGGCTTTGGTGGTAAACCAGCACCAGCACAACCTGAACATCCAGAAAAATGATAAACTTTCTAACCAAAACATTATCTGGAGAAGGTGAAAGTAATCCAAGCAGCAAGAGAGTAATTACCTTTCTTGCGTTCTTGCTGCTTGCTACTGGTGTAATTTCAGAATTATTTTTTGAAAAAAGATTGAATCCACAAACACTTGATGCTATCATGTATGTTGTGCTAGGTGGATTAGGCTTTACCGCATCCGAAAAATTCGTTACAAAGGAAAAGAAATGAAAAAAGAAATTGCATTGATATCGATGATTCTAGCACTGCTTTTTGTACCACTTTCAAAGGCCGCATTTGCTGCTGAAGAAAAGAAAGTGTGTGTCAAAGAGTTTGATAACAAAACCAAAAAAGAAAAAGAAGTGTGCAAAACTATCAAAGTCCATAAGAAGTTAGAAGGCACAAAGATTCCTGAGAAGAAGTAAAATGGACGGAGAAGTAGCTTTAAAGGTAGAAGTTGGAGTCCTCAAAGAAAAGGTAAATACCATTGCCGAACTTTGTGAAAAAATGGACCGTGTTATTGAAAAGCTTGCAGACAATAACACGAACATGGTCAATCAAATATACAAAGATATGGACAAACGAAAAGAGGACACTGTGGGTGATATTAAAGAACTTCATTCTAGAATTACCACGACGGATAGAAATCTTTCTGATAAGATTGAACTTACCGAGCGTAGAATTATGGATGAAATAAAATCTTTGCGTGATCACATTACCGAACACAATCAAAAAGAAGATGATGACATGAAGTCCATGCTTCAGTGGCGTTGGATGATTGCCGGTGGTGTTGTTGTATTAGCATGGATTATTTCAAATGTTAAATTAGAGTATTTGGCAAAGTTTTTAAATTAATTGACTTCTTTGAGGAGTATTGATATAATGATTACATGGCACTCTATACTGATACAAAATACATAAGACTCATTTCTTCCCGCTTGCGTAACTTCAAGCAGAAGAATGATAATCTCTGGAATTTCTCATGTCCTTATTGTGGCGATTCTAAAACAAACTTACTCAAAGCCCGAGGCTATGTTTTTGCCAAGGGTAATGATTTATTCTATCGTTGTCACAACTGCGGAGTAGGAACAAATGTCGCCAATTTACTCAAACATATCGACCCAACAATACATGATGAGTATGTATTCGAGAAATACAAATCAGGAGCAACCTCCAACACGCATCACAGAACGAGTAGTGTACCACCAAGAATCATCACCAACCCACCCAAATTTGGTCACATCAAAAAGCGCAACATATTTGAACATGGGACCCGGCTCAACGATTTACAGAGTGGACATTTTTGTCTAACTTATGTAGAAAATCGACTGATTCCTGAAGAACATTATGATAAGCTGTTGTTTACTTCAAACTACAAAGCATTTTGTGATGCGCTAATTCCCAATCACGATAAAAATTTAGTTGAAGATGCACGATTGGTTATTCCATACTTCAATTATCAAAATGAATTAATTGCAGTATCTGGTCGTGCATTAGAAACAAGTGACCGCACACTACGTTATGTTACATTGCGTACAAATGAATCGACAAACAAATTAATCTTTGGCATAGATAGAGTTGATTTAACTAAACGTGTTTATCTTGTTGAGGGTCCACTTGATTCTTTGTTTCTGAATAATTGTGTAGCAAGTGGTGATGCAAATCTTGCTTTAACGGTGAAAAATATTCAAGCAAAAAATATTACGCTTGTTTTTGACAATGAACCACGCAATAAAGAAGTATGTAAGTTGATTGAAAATGCAATCAAATCGAATCATAATGTCGTAATTTGGCCTGATGAGATAGAAGGCAAAGACATCAATGAGATGATATTGAATGGTTTTTCGGCCAGCGAAATTCAAAGGATTATAGATAGTAATACATTTTATGGTTTGGAAGCAATAGCTAAATTTACATTTTGGAAGAAATTATGAACGTGAAATTAATTGGTGTAACAGCACCATTTGCAGGTCACAATTCTGCTGAAGATATGATTGTGTATATGGCACGTGTGTCTAATCCTAGTAATCAAGATATGACACGAGGTGATGAGAAACTTATTCGTTATCTTATCAAAAATCAACATTGGTCACCATTTGAAATGGTCAACGTTGTTATGGAAATAAGTACAACAAGAGATATCGCAAGACAGATTTTGCGGCATAGGAGTTTTTCCTTCCAAGAATTCAGTCAACGATATGCTGACCCTATAAAAGATTTGGGTTTTGATTTGCGTGAAGCTAGATTACAAGATACAAAGAATCGTCAAAATAGTGTTGAGACTGAAGATAATAAATTAAAATCTGAGTGGATGGTCAAACAGATGAATGTCATCTCAGGAGCAAAATATGCATATGAGTGGGCGATTGAGAATGGCATTGCAAAAGAACAAGCACGTGCAGTTTTACCTGAAGGTAACACGCAGTCACGCATGTACATGAATGGTACATTACGTTCATGGATTCACTACTGTGAGTTACGTATGGCAAATGGTACACAAAAAGAACACATGGAAGTAGCAAAAGAATGTTGGAAGATTATTAAAGAAAAGTTTCCAAACGTAGTAGCAGCAATAGAACAACAATAACGGAGAAGAAATGGTAGATGTCAGCAGTGTTAAAATAGACCTAGAGAGAGATAAATTATTCGATGAACTCGGAACCAAAAGACTTAAAGAATCATATATGCGAGAGACTGAATCAAGTCCTCAAGAAAGATTTGCATTCGTATCCGCTGCCTTTGCAAGTAATGATGCTCATGCTCAGAGGTTGTATGATTACAGTAGTAAGCATTGGCTTTCTTATTCTACTCCTATCTTGTCTTTTGGCCGTAGTAAGCGTGGCTTGCCTATTAGTTGTTTTCTCCCCTATCTTGATGATAGTGCAGAAGGTCTTGTCAATACGCTGGCAGAGGTAAATTGGTTATCAATGTTAGGAGGAGGAGTTGGAATTGGTCTTGGTATTCGTTCTGCTGATGATAAGTCTGTTGGTATTATGCCTCACTTGCGTACCTATGATGCATCTTCTTTGGCTTATAGACAGGGCAGGACTCGTCGTGGTTCTTATGCCGCTTATCTTGATATCAGCCATCCTGATATTCTTATATTTTTAGAAATGCGTAAGCCGACAGGCGACCAGAATATGCGTTGTCTGAATTTACATCATGGAATTAATATCACAGATGATTTTATGCATTTGATTGAAAAAGCAATGCTTGACCCACTTGTAGATGATACGTGGGAATTGAAAGACCCACACTCCGGTGAAGTGAGAGATAAAATATCTGCACGTGAATTGTGGCAACGTATTCTTGAGACAAGAATGTTGACTGGTGAACCATACATCCACTTTATTGATACAAGTAATCGTATGATGCCAGAATTTCAAAAGAAAAAAGGTCTGAGCATCAAACAATCAAATCTATGCAGTGAAATTATTTTACCTACAGACAAAGAGAGAACAGCGGTGTGTTGTCTTTCGTCTGTCAATTTGGAGTATTATGATGAATGGAAAGATGACAAACTTTTTCTTCGGGACATGGCGGAGATGCTTGATAACGTACTTCAGCACTTTATTGACAATGCTCCTGATGCTATTAGCCGAGCCAGGTTCTCTGCTATCCAAGAGCGCAGCATTGGTGTGGGGGCTCTTGGTTTCCATGCTTATCTACAAAAAAATAATATACCATTTGAATCGGCGTTAGCAACAAGTGCAAACAATAAAATTTTTAAACACATTAGAGAGAAATTAGATGAAGCGAATTTGCAGTTGGGTTCTGAACGAGGTGAAGCACCGGATGCTAGAGGCACCGGTTTACGTTTCAGCCATCTTATGGCCATTGCTCCTAATGCTTCTAGCTCTATTATCATGGGGAATACTAGCCCTTCTGTTGAGCCTTATCGTGCCAATGCCTATAGACAAGATACTCTTTCTGGAGCCTATCTAAACAAAAACAAATTCTTAGATAAAATTATCAAGGAGAAATGTGATGCAGACAAATCATTGGATTATCAAGAAATCTGGTCATCTATTATTGCAAACGACGGTTCCGTCCAGCATTTGGAATTCTTGGATGAATGGACCAAAGATGTCTACAAAACTGGTATGGAAATTGACCAACGATGGGTTGTGGACCACGCAGCTAACAGACAAAATTACATTGACCAAGCGCAATCCATTAACATCTTTTTTAGACCTGATGTAAATGTAAAGTATCTTCATGCTGTACACTTTCAAGCATGGAAGCAAGGACTCAAAACACTTTACTATTGCCGTAGTGAGAAGCTTGCAAAAGCAGACAAGGTATCTAAAAAGATTGAACGTGAAATCATTCAAGAAATTGATTTGAAGCAATTGGTGAATGAAGATGTTTGTATTGCATGTGAAGGATAATGCGTGAATCATGAGCAAAACAATTGCTTTGTTTGTTCAACATCCTAAATGTTCAGTGCAGTCGTGTAATGGTGTAATCAAAGCCCTTGGTGATGATTACACATATAAATTATTTACTAAACATGAAATCGAAGACGACTTTTTTAATTCTGTGGACCTCGTATGTTTTCCTGGCGGTGTCGGTGATAGTGATGCTTATGACACATATTTCAAGTCTCATGGGCATCTTATCGCCAACTACATCAAAAATGGTGGAAGATATCTTGGTATCTGTATGGGTGCCTATTGGGCTGGGCCTGATTACTTTAATTTTTTGTACGGAGCACAACCCGTCCAATATATTAAAAGACCCAACACATGCACAAGACGTTCATACTCAAAAGCAGTGGAATGTAACTGGAATGGCAAAACAGACAGATTCTTCTTTTACGATGGACCTGCGTTTATCGGAAATCCAGAATACTACGATGTTGTCGCAAGATACGCAAATGGTGATGCGGCAGCAATTATACAAGGACGTGTAGGTTTGATTGGTCCGCATTTAGAAGCTGAAGAATATTGGTATAGTAAACCATACTTACATAGACATTGGAATAACAATCAACACCACAGTCTATTAAAAGAATTTGTTGACAGATTGTTGGAGAAATAATATGATAGGTGAAATATTAGTGTGGGGCTTTTTTTCAGCAATAGGTTGGATGACTGCAAACTGGACCGTTGATAAAATTATGCCAGAGAAAACAGAAACACAAATTTGTTCTGATTGGAAAGAAGAACGTCAATCAGACGGCACAATTCAACGAACAAGAACATGTGAGCCAAAGAAATAATATGTGGGCTTACATTTTTACATTTCTAAGTATGTTTGTTACGGACATCGTATACACACAATTACTCAAATCTGTTCAGAATGATAGACCTCTTGCATCGAGTATATGGGCATCACTCATAACATTTCTTGGTGGTGTAGCAATCATCAATTACACCAGCAATAACATGATGATTATACCTGCAATACTAGGAGCATTTTGTGGCACATACGTCGGAATGAAATTTCACTTACACGAGAAAAAATGGCACATTTAGTCGCAAACATACCACCAGTACACTGTTACATTCGTAAAGAATTTCTTTATGATTTTCAAAAAGGTCACGGAGAATATGAGCCTTGCATATGGGTATCAATTAAAAGTATTCGTGGTCAAGCATTTAGAATAGAAAGTTACTTACCAAACTATGGCGCAGTTTATGACAAACTACCTCTCCATGCGTTTGTATCACGCTCAGAGAATCTTGACCCTAAGAAGTTTTTACCTTTAGATACATTGCAAATATGGGATTGTTTCAGTTATGATTTTACAGTGATACAAAAAGCTTTTTTACGTAATCTATCTGCAAAATTTTATGCCAAAGATAAACAGTTTTATCAAGGTAATTATTTGTTCACGGTTGATCACTCAGCGCCAGATTTGAATGTCATTGACACAAGTTATGCTGAATGGCCAGAAGACCATAAAAGTTTTAATTTTATCGAACTAGATAATGGACAATATGCTGCACAGCCAAACAACCGTTGTTTGTTTTTAGATGCAGCAAGCAATCCTAAACAGTTGAAATTTCCTGATTTTAAAGTATGCACAAAGAAATATGTTGTTGAACAAAATCCAAAATGGGCATTAGGTGATACAGACACTGTAATGTACGAAAAGGAGTAACATGATGAAGATGTACATCAACATGCTTGTATTTGTAATTTTAATTACCATTTCAATGAGCATAGGAGATATAGTTGGTATCATTATTTGTGGTATTGGCTTTTTAATTATGATGGTTTATATTGAAGAACTTGAAGACATCGAGCAAAGTTCAAAGATACACGAACTTGAAAAAAAATTTAAACAGGAGGAGTTATGGCAAAGCAAAGAAGTGACTCAAATGCACACAAATCGGTCGAAAAAAGAACGAAGCAAGGTGGATTGATTAGAACTGGCACTATGAATAAAAACGAAAAAAGAACTTTCAAGCAATACAGAGGACAAGGACGATGAAACGCATATTACGATTCACCGCATCATGGTGTAATCCATGCAAATCACTAGCAAGTAATTTATCAGAAGTTGATGCAAGAATACCTGTTGAAGTTATTGATATAGATGTATATCCTGAAGTTGCAGCAGAATATGGTATACGTAGTGTACCAACTCTTGTTATGTTAAATGAAAATATAGAAGTAAAAAGAGTCGTCGGAGTTAAAACAACAAGAGAACTAAAGGAGTGGGTCTATAATGATTAAAAAGCAGCATACAAGATTGACAGATGAAAGAACATCATTCAAGCCATTTGCATATCCATGGGCATATGATGCATGGCTAAAACATGAGCAAAGTCACTGGCTTCATAGTGAAGTTCCTATGCTTGAAGATGTAAAAGATTGGAAAAACAAATTAACACAAGAAGAAAAAAACTTTCTGACGCATATCTTTCGTTTCTTTACACAGGGCGATATTGATGTTGCTGGTGGTTATGTCAATAATTATCTGCCATATTTTCCACAACCAGAAGTTCGTATGATGTTGTTGGGTTTTGCTGCACGTGAAGCATTACACATTGCTGCATACTCACACTTGATTGAAACATTAGGTATGCCAGATACCACTTATTCGGAGTTTTTAGAATATGAAGCAATGCGTGAAAAACATGATTATGTACTTGGTGTTAGCTCACAGAATGGTGATGCTGCTTCTACTGCTACTCATATTGCAGTTTTTAGTGCTTTCACCGAAGGAATGCAGCTATTCAGTTCCTTTATCATGCTACTTAACTTTGCAAGACAAGGCAAGATGAAGGGTATGGGACAAATCATCACATGGTCCATCGTTGACGAAACACAACACGCTGAGTCAATGATTAAATTATTCCGAACTTACATAGAAGAGAATAAAGAGATATGGAATGACGACCTCAAATCAAGAATTTATACCATTGCTGAAAAAATGGTTGAACTTGAAGATAAGTTTATTGACTTGGCATTTGATATGGGCGGCATCAACAATCTTACTTCTGAGGAAGTAAAAACATACATTCGTTATATTGCTGACCGTCGTTTAATTTCTCTTGGACTAAAAGGTGTATTCAAAGTTAAAAAGAATCCACTGCCATGGGTTGAAGAAATGATTAATGCACCAACACACACCAATTTCTTTGAGAATCGTGCGACCGATTATTCAAAGGGTGCTTTATCGGGCAACTGGGACACAGTATGGGGTAAAGCAGCATAATACTAAATATAAAGTCTGATTATCTTTTGTGGTCGGACTATTAAAAAAAATTCTCAATTGTGACAATTCCGTTACGGTTGAAATGTTTTAGTAGTCTAACCATAGGAGATAATATGAAGCAGTTTTTAGCATCTATTCTATTAGCAGTATCTTCGGTCGTATCAGCAGCAGAACTAACTGGCGCTGGTGCGACTTTTCCATTTCCAATCTACAGTAAATGGGCTGAGGCTTACAAAGCACAAACTGGCATTGGTCTAAACTATCAATCCATCGGTTCAGGTGGTGGTATCAAACAAATCAAATCAAAGACAGTTGACTTTGGTGCGTCTGATATGCCATTGAAGAAAGAAGAATTGGACAAAGAAGGTCTTGTACAATTTCCAGCAATCATAGGTGGTGTAGTACCAGTCTTCAATCTTGACGGTGTAGCACCAGGTCAATTGAAGTTGACACCAGAAGTTGTTGCAAACATTCATATGGGTAAAATCACAAAATGGAATGACAAAGCAATTACTGATTTGAATCCTGGTGTGAATCTTCCAGCATTAGCAATCACTGTAATTCATCGTGCAGATGGTTCAGGCACTACATTTATCTGGACAAATTTCTTGGGTAAAGCAAACGCAGAGTTTGCAAAAACTGTCGGTGAAGGTACAGCAGTCAAATGGCCTGTTGGTGTAGGTGGTAAAGGCAATGAGGGCGTTGCAGCACAAGTGCAAAGAATCAAAGGCGCATTTGGATATGTTGAGTATGCATTTGCAAAGAGAAACAAAATTGCATTTGCACAATTGAAAAATCGTGATGGTGTTTTTGTATTACCTGATGATTCTACATTCAAAGCAGCAGCAGCAAATGCTGACTGGAACAATGCACCAGGCATGTATTTGTTACTTACATGGCAGACGGGCAAAGATGCATGGCCAGCAACTGGCGCAAGTTTTATCCTGATGCACAAACAGCAAGCAGACGCACTAACAGGTCGTGCAATTCTCAAATTCTTTGATTGGTCATATAAGAACGGTGGTCAAATGTCAACAGAATTGGAATATGTTCACATGCCAGCCGATGTAATTAAATTAGTTCAGGAAAACTGGAAGAAAGACTTCCGTGGTCCAGACAACAACCCAATTTGGAAATAAGGATATATCATGAAACTATTTAAAAAACTTTCTATTGTAGTTGCACTAGCCGCAGTAATTCCAGCATATGCTGATGAGTATAAGGACACATTGAATATTCTCAGAGAGAAAAATATTATTACTCAACAAGAGTATAATACTAAACTTAAAGCATATGAAGAGAAAGAAGAAAACAAAAAATTTGCAGAGCAAAGAATTGATAAAGATGTTAGTGATTCAGTCAAATACAGACAAGCAAGAGCAAATGACGGTTCAGTTATGGAAAACGGAATCGGATTAAAATCAAAAGATGGTAACAATACCATTCAGCTTACAGGTCGAGTAAACATGGACTATCGTTACTATACACCAGACTATGGTACAGGGCAGACCACAGATTCATATCAAAACTTAGCTGAAATTCGTCGTGCAAGATTTGGTGTGCGTGGTCAATTTCAAAAAGACTTCAAGTATGAAATAATTGGTAACTTTGGTAATGATGTTGGTGCATC